AGGGTTATTCTCTTTTGCGTGCCAAAAGAGAACCAGAAAAGCACCCGCTACTTTCGAAGCGCGGGAGGCACGAACTAGGGGCTGCTCGCCCCTAGTAACCCCGAAGAAGAAGGCTCCAAGCAAAAATGCTGGAGATTCGCGCATACACGCGAAGATCTCTTAACCGCATTTTTGCTCTGCGCCGATTTGAAATAAGTTACGGGAAAGGTTGATGGATATGGCAGAAGCAAAGAAAAAGACTGAGACGATCCGGCTGTTTTCGGACAGCGGGAAGTACAAGGGCGACCTGTTCGTGAGCGTGAATGGTGTGAACTACCAGCTGCAGCGCGGCAAGAACATTGAGGTGCCCCCGGAGGTGGCGGAGGTCATCCGCCACAGCCAGGAACAGGACGACCAGACCGCTGCCCGCATGGAAGAGCTGGCGAATAAGGCGTAAGTTTAACCCTCTCAGTGCGCAGTCCGGCATGGCCGGAGCTGCTTACAGCTCCCCCGAAGGGGGAGCCCTGCTTAGATGTATCCCCCCGGCCCGGCGGCACACGCTGTGCCGGGGGTTATTTGTTTGGAGGTCTTTTATGACAGTAGGAAAGGCAATTGAAACGACGACGACCGCCGCCAGTGACGGAAACAGGGAGGAGTTGTTGGGGCCGCGGCCAGCAGGACACGAGCACAAAGCTTTGTGCGAAGTGGACGCTGGGAGCCGCAACCCGGGTTGCAGATGTGAAAGGATGGGATAAGCGTGACAGTAGGAAAAGCAATCGAAACGGCTGACAAGCTGCGGCCCAACAACGGGTTTGACCGCGAGCTGAAGATCTTATGGCTGCGGCAGGCGGATGCGGGGTTGAGAAAGAGCGTGGTGGACAAGAGCGACACCACCGATTTTGATGCCGTGGGTGCGGATATTTTATACGACCGGGAGCAGGAACTTTTGCGGCAGGACGCGGAGCTGCTGCTGCCGGAGCCCTACGACAGCTACTATGCCCACTATCTGGCGGCCCAGATGGACGCGGCCCTGGGCGAGACCGACCGCTATGCCAACGAGATGCAGCTGGCCAACGAGAACCAGCAGGAGTTTGCAGCCTGGTGCAGGCACACCTACCTGCCCAGGATGGCCACGAAGTGGAGGTACTGAGATGGCACTGCCGAGTTTATACAGCATCTCGACGGGGAAGAGCATCCAGACGGCCTTTGGCGGCCTGAACGAAAGCTATGCCTGCGCCGAGGCAGAATTTACCGAGATGAAGAACTTTTCCAGCCGGGGATACCCCGCACTGCAGACCCGGACACCCCGGCGCACCATGCGGGCCATGGGCCGCTGCAACGGGATGTACCACCTGAACGGCCTGCTGCTGTGCGAGGGTACCACCCTGCGCTACACCGAGGACAGCGAGGACAACGTGGCCACTGCGGCTGCGGGCGGGGAGATCGTGCTGGAAAACGCCGTGACGGACAGCGAGAAAATTATGATCGGCATGGGCACGAAGATCCTGATCTGGCCGGATGCCAAGAGCTTTGACACGGCCACCGGAAAGCTGGAAGCCCTGAGCGCCGCATGGAGCCAGACCGGCACGGTGACCATTGCCCCATGCGACGCGGGCGGCAAGACCTACACCGTGAGCAGCGTGGGCACCACGGAACCTTCTGGCCCGGCGGACGGGACGCTGTTTCTGAAACAGAACTCCTCTTCCAGCAAGTGGGCCTATGTGAACGTGCTGGAACAGTACGATGCCAAGAGCGGCAAGTGGGCGGAGATCCTTTTGAACAGCGTGAAGATGACCCTGCCCGGGCTGGCCGCTGCGGGCTTCAAGAAGGGGGATACCATTACGGTGGAGCAGGTGCCCGGGCTGGTGGAAGAATATCTGGCCGAGGGCGTGAACGGTGAGGTGACCATTGAGCAGATGGACGGGGACAGCATTGTGCTGACCGGCAGCCCAAAGACCGAGAGCGCACGCTATTACGGCAGCTTTACCGTGACGGCGGGTGGTACCACCTGGAAGAGCATGAACGGCAGCGAGAGCGCCACAGCGGGCGGCACCACCATTACCGCCAGGCGGCGGGTGCCCCGGCTGGAATATGTGACCGAGAACGCAAACCGGGTATGGGGCTGCAACAGCGAGGAGAACGTGATCTACAGCTGCAAGCTGGGCGACCCCACCAACTGGTACAGCTACCGGGGCATTGCTTCGGACAGCTACGCCGTGAACGTGGGCAGTGACGGCCCCTTTACCGGTGCGGCCACCTGCATGGGCTATGTGCTGTTCTTCAAGGAGAACTGCCTGCACAAGCTCTACGGCAGCCGCCCGGCAGACTATCAGCTGGTGAGCGTGCAGTGCCGGGGCGTGGCCAAGCAGGCCAGCAAGAGCATGTGTGTGCTGGCAGAGGTGCTGTACTACCTTTCCCCCGACGGCGTGATGGCCTGGGACGGCAGCCTGCCGGTGAAGATCAGCGGCGGACTGGACAACACCTGGCTGATGAACGTGCGCGGTGCGGTGGGCGGTGTGCTGGACACCCGGTATTACCTGCATCTGCGGGTGCCGGGCCGGAACGAGACCCGGCTGCTGGTCTACGACACCGAACGGCGGCTCTGGCACGAGGAGGACACGGCGGCGGAAGAGAATGCTTCCGGCTGGGCGATGTGCTCCACGGGGCGGCAGCTCTACCAATGGGACGGCGTAAACCTGTGGGCCACCGAACCGGAACGGGAGGCCGACCGGGACACCGACACGGCAAAGGCGAATCTGGAACAGAAGGTGGGCTTTGAGGCTGTGAGCGGCGACATTGGACTGAACATCCCGGCGGACAAGTACATCAACCGGGTGTTTCTGCGGGTGGATGCCCTGACATACAGCGTTGTGGAGCTGCAGGCCAGCTATGAGGGCGGGGCCTGGGAGACGCTGGGCCAGGCAGCCGTTCTGAACAAATACACCCGGGTCAACCTGCCCTTTGTGCCGGAGCGGCACGACACCATGCGGCTGCGGATCAAGGGCACCGGGCAGATCGTGGTGCGAAGTATTGCGTTCAGCATGGCAGAGAGCCGGGGCAACCGGGTGGCCGGAGGGGAACCGAAACGATGACCCTCTCAGCGCGCAATGCACCTGCGGTGCAGTTGCTTGCAGCTCCCCCGAAGGGCAACGGCGACGACCGCCGCCAGTGGCGGATTGATGGAGGAGCTGTTGGGGCCGCGGCCAGCAGGATGCGAACGGAGTGAAGCAGACGCTGGGAGCCGCAACCCGATAGCTCTGCTTAGAGGAAGGAGATTTTATATGGCAGATATTACGAGGCTTGGCGAGATCGCCATGCCGAAACTGAGTGACAACATGGCCCCGGAGGACAGGCGGAGCATCAACAACTACCTGATGCAGCTGCGGGACCAGATGATGTACATGATGCAGAACCTGGACGAGACGAATTTCAGCGACACCATGCGGGACAAGCTGGTGGCCATGGGGCTGAAGGTGGAGTAAACGAAAGGAGACAGTGAGAAGATGGCAAGAGGAGAATGGTGGGAGTACCTGATCCCGGGCCACAATGTGGGGCTGATGGTAGGGGATGTGTATGACGGCATTACCGGCAACAGCGAAAAGAATGCGGGCACCGGCGTGTTTGGAACCAGAAAGAACGATTCCAACAGCTACCAGTACGCCCAGAGCAATGACAGGGTGACCACGGCAAAGAACAATCTGGATTACATCAAAGGACAGAAGCCCGGGGAGTATCAGAGCGAGTACGGCAGCCAGATCAGCGGCACGCAGAGCCAGCTGGACAAGATGAACCGGGACGGCTTTTCTTACGACTACACCAAGGACGCAGCTTACCAGCAGTACAAGAACCAGTACACCCGGGGTGCGGAGCTGGCCAGTGAGAACGCTGCCGCCAACGCTTCGGCCCGCAGCGGCGGCTACGGCAACAGCTGGGGCACTTCCAGCGGGCAGACGGCCTACCAAAGCACCATGAACGGGCTTTCGGACGTGGCAGACAGCTTATACAGCCAGGCTTACAACGAATATGCCGCCAAAAAGAGTGACCTGAGCAACCGGTTGAGCTCTTTGCAGCAGCAGGAAAAGCTGGCGCAGGATGCTTACAACACCCGCCTGAACAATTACTATGGTCAGCTGAACAGTGCTCAGACCGAGTATGCCAATGCAGTGGGGGCCAACCAGAAGAAGGATGCGAACAACACCAACTTCTGGGGGAACGTTTTGCAGGTCGGCGCACAGCTGCTGCCGTGGGTGCTGAAAGCGTTTGCCGTGATCTGAAGACCGGTGTGTGGCAGAAGAAAAGGAGAACGACATGTTATTTGATACCTTACGGAGAAAGAACCAGGCGGAACAGGAAGAGCGGGAATGGAACGCCAACCGCCCGGCGGACTATGTGAGCCGGAACAAGGACGCAATGGACAGCCTGACCGGGCAGATCGGCAGCGGGTTCGACTGGGATACCGGCAGCAAAGCCTACCAGCAGTACCGCGCCCAGGCCCAGGCCAATGCTGCCGCCAGCGCGGAGAACGCCCAGGCCAACGCGGCGATGCTGGCGGGCGGGTATGGCAGCAGCTACGCCGACAGCGTGGCAAAGCAGGGCCAGCAGCAGGCGCTGAGCGGCATTGACAATGCGGTACCCGGCCTGAGAGGCCAGGCACTGAGCGAATACCAGAACCAGCAGAACGACCTGCTGAGTGCCCTTTCCGGCATGGCCAACACCGAGGCGCTGGACCGCAGTGCATACGGCAGCAACTTTGCCAACTACACGGCGTGGCAGAATTTCCTTGCCAACCAGAGCGAACAGGCTCGGAACGAAAACGACAATTACTGGAACAACCTCTGGAACACGGTAAAGAACATCGGCTCGGCGGCCCTGACGGCCTACGATGGGTACAAGGGGTACACCCAGCAGCAGTGGGAAAATGACTTTGCCCGGGAACAGTGGGAGTACAACAAGAAACGCACCGACCAGAGCGATGCCCTGAGTGCTTACCAGCAGGCGTTCAACCTGTACACCCAGGGAGCCGGGGATGCGGCCAGCGACGTGCTGAACCGGTACGGCCTGAACGCAAACGCTTTTGCCGGCTACAACGGCGCACCGGTGACCCGGGACGATCAGGCCGGCGTTCTGAGCACCGCGGCTTCTCTGGTGGCAAGCGGAAATCAGGAAGCAGCGGCCAACCTGCTGAAGATGTACGGGCTGGACAGCAATGCAGCCGGTTCCTATGGCACCATTGCAAAACGTCAGCTGGCGACCCAGCTGGCAAAGGCGGCAGCTACGAAGAGCAGCGGAAGTTCGAGAAGATCCGGCGGCTCCAGCAAGAGCGGAAGCGGGTGGACAAACAGCCAACTGCTGACGGCGCTGGGTAAGTATCAGAGCCTGAAGGATGATGACCCGACCAAGAACGTCTATGCGAACATTCTGGCCAGCGCCGGAATGCTGCCGGACGGTGACACGGGCACAACAGCAGCGACCGGAACTGGCAGCGGGCTGATCGCCCCGCTGGCGAATCCGAACAAGTGGGCCCTGCCCGGGGGAACCACGGGAGGGAGCACGGGTAAGAGTACCGGAATGCCGTACAGCAACGCCCTGAGCTATGCAAAGGGGTGGAAGGAACAGGGAATGGATGCAAATACCATCGCCAGTCGGCTGATGAATCTGGGTGCATCGGACGATGTGATCGACAGGGCAATGCAGAACGCTGGATTTTAAGGAGGAAACAGGATGGCATGGAAATCGGGAAGTGCTGCTGCGCTGCGGAACCGCAATGAAAAAGAGCGGCAGGAAAAGACTGGGATGGCAACAGCAGCGGGAGGGGCAGAACCCCTCAGTCAGCGCAAGAGCGCTGACAATCGCAACCCGTTAGCCCATGGCAGTACGGGAACAAGCTGGGAAAAGGGCAGCGCTGCTGCCCTGCGTGCACAAAAACAGCAGGAAGCAACGAGCCGACAGACGGGCACCGACCTGTATTCCACGGCGCTGGAGGATTACCGGACAAGGAACAACCTGGGCTTTGCGGAGGAACAGGGCGGAACGGTAATGAACTCTGACCTTTATGCCGGAGTGAACAACTGGAAGGACAGTTCTGACCGGAACAAGAAACTGGCAAAGCTGGTGACGGAGAAAGTACCGGTAGAACTGCCGGACAATGCGGCTGAGGTGGACTGGAACGGAACCGGCGCAGGTGTAGCCCCGATGCA